GGTATGGGAGGACAGGCGAACACGCCTTAGAAACATGGCAAAATCAACAGTAAACGAAGCAGGAAATTATACAAAGCCGGGATTAAGAGAGCAGCTTTTTAAGAATATAAAAGCTGGGAACAAGGGCGGGAAGAACAATCAGTGGTCTGCTAGAAAAGCGCAGATGTTAGCTAAAAGATATAAAGAGGAAGGTGGGGGCTATAGAGACTAATGGCTTTAAAAAAACCGCAAAAGTCTTTAAAGAAATGGACTAAGCAAGATTGGCGAACTAAAAGTGGGAAGCCTAGTGCTAAAACTGGTGAGCGTTATTTACCTGCTAAGGCTATTAAGTCTCTTAGCAGCAGTGAGTATGCCGCTACAACCAGAGCTAAACGAGAAGGCACGAAGGCAGGTAAGCAGCATGTGGCTCAACCTAAAGGCATTGCAAAGAAAACCGCTAAATACAGGAGAACCTGAATATGGCCCATACTATTATTGATGACTATAAATTATTTCCACGACTAATGATGTTAGTTGTAACTATACTTACATATCAATCTGTACATTGGTATATGGCATTACCTGACCCCACTAATGGACAAGCTGGCCTTGTATCTGTTTGTATGGGTGCATTAACAGGTTGCTTTGGTATTTGGATGAATAAAGAAGCAAAGACAGATAGAGGCAGTAAATGATTCAAGCATTTATTGGCCCAATAGCAAGTCTAGCAGGAACATGGTTAAATGGTAAAGTTGAAACTAAAGCTGCCGAAACTAAAGTTAAAGTTGCCAAAGCTGAAGCTGAAGCACAGATTATGCTTAGTCGAGCAACGAGTGAAGCAGACTGGGAAAAGATTATGGCACAAGGTAGTCAGTCTTCGTGGAAAGACGAGTGGCTGACTATTTTATTTTCTATACCACTAATACTTGTATTTACAGGTGAGTGGGGTAGACAAGTAGTACAGAATGGATTTGTAGCATTAGACAGTATGCCTCAGTGGTATAGCTACACNNGAATCTGGTAGATCACAGACTATGAAGTCTAAGCATCTTGAGGGTCGTGCTGTAGATCTAGTCGCATATTTTGGTTCAGACATTTCTTGGGAACTCAATGTCTATGATGACATCTGTGATGCTATGGCTGAAGCTGCTAGAAAGAACGATGTAGCAATTAAATGGGGTGCTGCATGGAGTGAAGGAGATATTAGAGAGTATGCTGGTACTGCAGAAGATGCAATGAACGCATACGTAGATCTCCGTAGGTCACAAGGACGTAGACCTTTTATTGATGCCCCACATTTTGAAATGATGTAATATGGCTCGTGAATTAACAGAACGTCAACAAAAGTTTTTAGATGTACTTATGGATGAGGCAGGTGGCGATGTTACTATGGCTAAAAAACTTGCTGGGTATTCGCCCAATACACCTAACCGTGAGATAACCAATAGTCTTAAAGAAGAAATTATTGATGTAACACACAGTTACTTAGCACGTAATGTACCTAAAGCTGCAATGGCTATGGTTAGTGCTTTGTACGATCCTACTGAACTAGGTATTCGTGATAAGATGTCTGCAGCTAAAGAATTACTAGATCGTACTGGTTTGGTTAAAACTGAAAAGATGCAGGTAGAAGCTAAAGGTGGTGTTATGTTAATGCCAGCTAAACAATCACAGGATGATGATGACTAAGCCATTAGGACAATGGAAACTACCACAACCGACTGACCTACAAGAAGACAATGAATGGGTTCCTATTCCACGTGTAGCAAGAACAATACCCTTTGGATACGAATTAGATCCAGAAGATGACGGAATACTCTTGCCAATTGATAACGAACTTGATATGCTTGTCAAAGCCAAGAAGTACTTAAAGCAGTACTCGTATCGTGAGGTTGCCAACTGGCTAACCCGAAACACTGGCAGAACCATATCTCACGTAGGATTAAAGAAACGGTTAGATAATGAGCGAAGAAGAAAAAACAAAGCTGGAAGCCTACGCAGATGGGCAGACTATGCGAAAAAGGCAGTCGCCAAAGCGGAAGAAATTGAGCGCAACCGCATCGGGGCGAAAGCGCAAGACAACGACAACCAAGAAACAAACGCAGCCTGAACCAGCTAGAATAGTAGAACCTGAATTAGCACCTATAGAAGAACAGCATAATGTAATATTTAAACCTAATGCTGGACCACAAACAGACTTTTTAGCTGCAGGTGAACGTGAGGTACTGTATGGTGGTAGTGCTGGTGGCGGTAAGTCATATGCAATGTTAGCTGACCCTTTACGATTTATGGGGCACCCAGCTTTCTCAGGATTACTTTTACGACATACTACAGAAGAACTAAGAGAACTTATCTTTAAGTCTCAAGAAATGTATCCTAAGATATGGCCTGGAATTAAGTGGTCAGAACGTAAGATGCAATGGACTGCACCCTCTGGTGCCAGACTATGGATGTCTTACTTAGATAGAGAAGATGATGTATTAAGATACCAAGGTCTTGCGTTTAGCTGGATTGGTTTTGACGAATTAACGCAGTGGCCCACCCCATTCGCTTGGAATTACATGCGAAGTCGTTTAAGATCTACAGCAAGTGATTTACCAGTGTATATGAGAGCTACTACCAACCCAGGAGGTAGAGGTCATCATTGGGTTAAAAAAATGTTTATTGATCCTGCTCCGCATGGTAAAGCATTTGATGCCACAGATATTGAAACAACTGAAGTATTACGTTATCCTGCTGGACATGCCAAAGCTGGTAAGCCTTTATTCAAACGTAGGTTTATACCTGCCCGTCTTTCCGATAATCCTTACTTAGCTAAACAAGGTGACTACGAAGCAATGCTTCTGTCTTTACCTGAACAACAACGTAGGCAGTTACTTGACGGGGATTGGGATATTAAAGAAGGCGCAGCCTTTACGGAGTTTGATAGAAATATTCATGTAGTTGAACCTTTTCATATACCAAGTAACTGGGTAAAGTTTAGAGCGTGTGACTATGGGTATGGAAGTAAGTCTGGTGTAGTTTGGTTTGCTGTTGCACCTAATGAACAATTAATTGTATACAGAGAGTTATATGTAAGTAAGGTACTAGCTGCAGATTTAGCAGACATGATTGTAGACCTAGAGGCTGAAGATGGAAATATTAAGTATGGCGTTCTTGATAGCTCTTTATGGCACAAGCGTGGTGATACTGGCCCATCATTGGCTGAACAAATGATTCAACGTGGATGTCGTTGGCGTCCATCAGATAGATCTAAAGGCTCACGTGTAGCTGGTAAAAACGAAATACATAGAAGGTTGCAGGTTGACGAATATACAGAAGAGCCTCGTATGGTGTTTTTTGATACTTGTACCAATATGGTTGCTCAATTACCAGCCTTACCAATCGACAAAAGAAACCCAGAGGATATTGATACAACCTCCGAAGATCACTTGTACGATGCTTTAAGATATGGTATTATGTCAAGACCACGGTTTAGTATATTTGACTATGATCCAAATGGAAGGCCACAGGGTGGTATGCGAGTAGCAGATGCTACCTTTGGTTATTAACGGCACTGCCGTAATTACGCCTATGGCGAAGGAAAAATAAATGGCAGAAGAAAACGAAGGCTTTATTGAAGATGACGCTATTGTACTAGCAGATAG